ACTCTTTATAACGAAGACCCCATTGAGGCATCGCGGTTAGAACGACAGTGGCGTAAGTCCCGTGAGGAACAAACGTATCGCTTGCAGGCCATTCAGGCTGAACAGCAGCGTCTCGCACAGGAAGCCGCCACAGACCAAGCAAGAGCCATTCAGGCATTTGTGGAAGCCGAACGCATCAAATTGCCAGATGTGATCCCAGAGTGGAAAGATCAGGCGACAATGGTGCAGGAAGCAAAGGAACTGCGCGACTGGGCGGTAGCTCAGGGGCTGACAGAGCAGGAGATCGAAAGCCTGCGTCAAGCCAGCCATGTGGCAGTCCTCCGCAAAGCAATGCTGTACGATAAGGGCCGCACCAAGGTGCAGCAGGCCAAGGCTTCCAGCAAAAGTGGAGCTAAGGTGGTCCGTCCCGGCAGCAGTGGTACGCAGGTCAACGTCCGTTCAACCGAAGTGAAGAGAGCGTCCCAGCGCCTTGTGCGTAGCGGCAGTGTCTCAGACGCAGCCGCTCTTTTGGATAAACTCATTTAATAGGACTTTGAATAATGGCTATTGTTGCAAATACCTTCACTCGGTACTCCGCTATCGGTATTCGTGAAGACCTCTCGAACGTCATCTATAACATCTCGCCCGAAGAAACCCCGTTCATCTCGAACATCGGTCGTGAGAACGTCAAGAACACGTACTTCGAATGGCAGACGGACGCTCTCGCAGCTGCTTCCGCCGCTAACGCCTCTGTCGAAGGTGACGACATCTCCTCGTTCACTGCTGTTTCGCCAACCAGCCGCGTTGGTAACTACACGCAGATCAGCACGAAGAACGTCATCATCTCCGGTACGCTCGAAAGCGTCGATAAGGCTGGCCGTCGCTCGGAACTGACCTATCAGCTTGCCAAGCTCGGTGCTGAACTGAAGCGTGACATGGAAGCCGCTCTGCTTGCTAACCAAGCATCGGTTGCCGGTAACACCACGACCGCCCGCCGTACCGCTGGTCTTCCTGCTTGGTTGACCTCGAACACGTCGACCGGTTCTGGCGGTGCTAACCCGACGGTTGGCTCGACCCCGACTGCTGCTCGTACCGATGGTACGCAGCGTGCGTTCACGGAAGCTCTGCTGAAGACTGTTGTCCAGAGCGTCTGGACGCAGGGCGGCACGCCGAAGATGCTCATGGTTGGTCCGTTCAACAAGGTGGCCGCTTCGGGCTTCACTGGCGTTGCAACGCGCTTCCGTGACGTTCCGGCTGGTCAGCAGGCTCAGATCGTTGGCGCTGCCGACGTGTATGTGTCTGACTTCGGCACCATCAACATCGTCCCGAACCGCTTCCAGCGTGACCGTGATGCGTTCATCGTTGATCCCGATTACGCCTCGCTGGCAATTCTTCGTCCGATCCAGCAGATGGAACTGGCGAAGACGGGTGACGCAGAGAAGCGTCTGATGCTCGTTGAGTATGGCCTGAAGGTCAACTCGCAGGCGGCACACGGTATCGTTGCCGACCTTACTACTTCGTAGTATGGGTGTGGGGAGGGGCTTCGGTCTCTCCCCTAACTCCTTGGAGGGAAAATGGCTAAGCGCCTTATCAATGATGACGCATTCACTGGCGTCAAAACCTTTTACGATTACGATGCCGAAAAAGACGAAGCCATCATCTCGAAAGAGCAGGATGTCTCCGCCATCATCGAGCAGAACAAGCGTGAGTTTAATGCTGCCCCTGAACGCTTTGGGGAATGGACGAAGGTTGGCAGCATCCCGCTTTCAGTGTATTACGAATTGGAGCGTCTAGGCATTCTGAATGACCAGAAGGCTATGGCGAAATGGCTGAATGATCCTGACAATCGGGCGTTCCGCACAAGGCCGGGGACCATCTAATGGCGATTACCACGTACTCTGAACTGAAGTCCGCCGTCGCTGATTTTCTCAATCGTGATGACCTGACCTCGGCTATTCCGAACTTCATCGCGCTTGCAGAAGCAACACTCAATCGCCGTCTGCGCGCCCCCGAAATGGTGACGCGGGCAACGGTGACGGTTGACGCAGAGTACGAAAACCGCCCAGCCGATTGGATGGAAACAATCCGGTATCAGATCACGACCAACCCGATCACGGTGCTTGAGTTTGTTACCCCGGAAGAAGCCATCATCCAGAAGACCAAGTTCTCCACGTCTGGTGTGCCACTGTTCTTCTCGACGGTTGGCACCCAGTTTCAGCACGTTCCAGTGCCGGACACGTCTTACACTGGCGAACTGATGTATTACGCACGGATCGCCGGTCTGTCGGACAGCAATACATCGAACTGGCTTTTGACAGCCAATCCTGATATATACCTCTATGCAACGCTCATTCAGAGCGCGCCGTACTTGAAAGAGGATGAGCGCATCTCAGTTTGGGCAGGCATCTATGACCGCCTGATGGCTGAATATGATGTTGCAGAACAGCGGGCCAAGACTGGCTCAAGTCGGTTAGTGACCCGGACGAGGACTTTTGGCTAATGGCTGATACTACCACTACAAACCTCGGCCTTACGAAACCCGAAGTCGGCGCGTCTGCTGACACTTGGGGCAACAAGCTCAACACAGACCTTGACCTCGTTGATGCGCTCTTCGCTGCTGATGGCACTGGTACAAGCGTTGGCATCAAGATCGGCGCAGGCAAGACGGCTGCAATAGCTGGTACGCTGAACGTCACTGGTTCTGTAACTGGTGGTATTGTCGCGCCTCTTGCATCTCCGACCTTCACCGGCACGGTTGTCCTGCCATCGACCACAAGCATTGGCTCAGTCTCTTCAACGGAGATCGGCTACCTCGATGGCGTAACGTCCGGCCTTCAGACGCAGCTTGACGGCAAGCTCGGCACGGCGACGGCTGCATCGACCTATGCGCCGCTCGTTGGCCCGACGTTTACAGGAACGGTCACACTTCCTTCCACGACCAGCATCGGTGGCGTAAGCGCGTCAGAGATCGTCTATCTGGATGGTGTCACTTCTAACTTGCAGACGCAGCTGGATGCAAAGGCCGCTCTGGCATCTCCGGCTCTCACCGGAACACCAACTTCACCAACTGCCGCATCTGGGACAAACACTACTCAGATTGCCACGACTGCCTTTGTGCAGCAGGTCGCGCTGAACAATCAGCTGCCGCTTCAGACTGGCAACACTGGCAAGTATCTCACCACTGACGGGACCAACGCAAGCTGGGGAGCTATTACCGCTCAGGTCTATCCGGGCGCGGGCATTGCCGTCTCCACTGGCGCTGCGTGGACGACATCGCTCACGGCTCCCTCCGGTGCTATCGTCGGCACTACTGACACGCAGGAACTGACGAATAAGACGTTAACACGCCCACTGATTAACGCTGCGCGGTCTGGGGTGGTGACAGTTGCTGCATCTGCCATTGATTGCAATGCTGGCAATTTCTTTATCAAGACAGCATCTGGCGCACTGACTTGGACTATCATCAACGTGCCTTCAACTGGCGCTTTCACATTCATCCTCGAACTGACCAACGGCGGCACAGGGACGCAGACTTGGTTCACCAACACAAAATGGCCGGGCGGCACAGCGCCAACCCTAGTCGCATCTGGGGTTGATGTTCTTGGCTTTATCACTGACGATGGCGGCACAACGTGGCGCGGCGTCCAGATGATGAAAGACAGCAAATAAATGTTTGAACGCATCATCATGGCGCAAACCGAAAGCGATGTCTTTTGGATTGCCGCGCCTAACGCCACTTGCACTTGCGATACTGGCAAGATGGCGATTGATGACACGAAAACAAATATCCATTTCACAGGTCGCGTCACATCCAGCGCCGCCAGCTTTATGACCAAGTTAAGCAGCCTTGGCATCCAGCAAGGAACAAAGAATTTTGGCGGCAGCGGTCAATTTTATGTTGGTCGCGCTTGCGATATGCGCGGCAGTCAGACCTGCCATGCAACTGGATGGAATGACAATCTTTTCACGCCTCTTTACGGCACAGATTTTTCAACAAACCAAACTTATCGCAATCACTTTTGGAGGGGGTCAGGCGGAACAATTGGATTTGGTGTCTATGCCACATCTGGGGCTGGGATTGCCAGCGGAGTTGTCTATCTCTGTGGGCAATGGCTTGAATTTTCAGAAGGTGAGCCGACCGGAGTTTCCAGACCTTGGGTGGCGCGTATCAATGGCGGCAGCATGGGATGGTCTGTCGTTTGGCCGTCTGAATTTCACGGAGCATTCGGCGATGTTGCGGTGATGCCGAATGGTAATGTTGTTGCGGCTGGATATTCTTTCATTGGCGGCGATGCCAGCACAATTGTTGTTTTCAATCCAACAACTGGTGCGGTTGTGTCCCAAAAATGGGTGCAAAGCCTTTTGGGTATCAATTCTCTTGCTGTTGCATCTGACAATTCAGTTGTCATAGGTGGCAACGCATTCAACCAAGCGTATATTGGCAAAACAAACAGCACCCTAACCGGGTTTTCATGGCAGCGCCGCTATAACAGCGGTCAGGTCACAAATGTAGCCATTGATAGTGGCGGCAATGTCATTGCTATTGCCACATTGAGTGGAAACGCAATCATCTATAAATTTGACCCGAATGGAACGCTGCTTTGGCAAAGAAGTTTCGGGACTGCGGCTGGTGATGCTGGATATGGTCTTGTTGTCGGAGCTAACGATTGCATTTATATCAAAACGCAATGTGGTTCAAACGTAGTGGTTGCGAAATTGCCGGGAGATGGCTCTTTAACTGGAACCTACGGAATTTATACCTATGCTGTTGGAACTGCATCAGCCGTGGGTGTGAATTTTGGCATGGGCAACACATCTTGGTCAAGCGAAGGAACGCTTAACGATTATCCTTATACCGCTGGCAACTGGAATAATGGCACAATCACTTGGACAGGGGCAATCATCCCATGAGTTATGCGCGAATTGAAAACGGCAATGCAGTTGAATATCCGCTTTATGAAGGCGACATCCGCTTGGCTCATCCAAATGTCAGCTTTCCGGCTGAATTTATCGCGCCTGATGGTTATGCCATTGTGCGCCCGTCAGATTATCCAGAAATCGACCACACCAAAAACGTGGTTGAAGGCCAGCCTGTTAAAAGCGGCTCGAATTGGGTGCAGAACTGGGTGGTTTCCAATGCCAGCGCAGAAGAGATTGCCGAGCGGATAGCCTCTCAATGGCAAACTGTTCGCAGTTTGCGCGGCTTCAAACTGTCCCAGACCGATTGGACGCAATTGCCTGACGCGCCTGCTGATGCGGCTGCATGGACCACTTACCGCCAAGCCTTGCGCGACATCACTAATCAGGCTGACCCATTTGCAATTGCATGGCCGGTAAAGCCAAGCTGATGGATATGTCATTCGGCATTGACACGCTGCTGACTGTCATCGCTGGCGTCTTCGCCATCATTGGCGTCTGGACCAAGTTGAGCAACCGGCTGGCAATTCTAGAAACCAAGCTAGATTTTGGGGATGAGAAGTTTTCGGCTATCGACAAGAAGTTCGATGAGGTGATGACACACCTTCGCCGGATTGAGGACAAGCTAGACAATAAGGCTGACCGATGAGTTTCTTGAACGATTTTGAAAGCAAGGAAGATGGCGTAAACGACACCATCGAGTTTGTGGTCCGTGTGGCGATTGTCACGCTGGCTGCTGTGATCCTTGTGGTGGTGCTGGCTCTCGCTGTTGGCCTGTTTATGCCGAATGAGATGGTTGACAGCACGGCTATCCTTGAGACGATTAACCCTGCATTCCAGACCGTCATTGGTGCGTTCGTCGGTCTGCTCGGCGGCCTTAGCCTGAACGCCAATGCGCGTGACAAGGAAGAGCCG